CAGGTTTATATTTCTCAGTCCAAGTAAAAATTATTTCACGAATACGCTGAGGTGTAGGAGCAGGCATACGGCTGGCATCCAACAAATAACGTTTCTTAGTATTACGATCACCACTGATAGCAACAGTAAAAGTGTCCCCAGACATTGCAGGGTCCATAGCACAAACAGTATAAAAACCAGAAACATCAGCAGGATAACCAGGAGCACCGGCAACAAGCGGACCACACCCACGCATACCATTAGCAGAAGCACGAACCAGTTCAGCAGAGAACACAGACTCAGATTCAACATCTTGCTGCTGATAAACCATAGCCCAAGTTTTAGCATCCAAAACTGAGCGGCGCTGCTTTAGTCTAGTTCCATCCCATCTAGGGAAGAAACCGTTCTCATCAGGATCCACAGGATCCCCAGACCAAGGCATATCAGACTTAGGCCAAAGAGTAACCCAATTCTCAGGATTCTCATCAAACTCCAAAACCGCTGGCATAGCCAAATAAGTCCAAGGAGACTTACCTTCAGGATACCTGTCATTAGTGCGAAGCTCACGGTACATATCAATCGGGTCAACCCGTGTACCAACAATTAATAATTTACCGGTAGGACCGATACGTGTCAAAACTTCTTGCTGAATCCACCTTATCTGTTTCTCATACTCACCAGAGTTAGATAAAGTAACACAGTCGTCAAGAATAATAAGATCAGCGCGGGCACCATAAATTTGCCCACCAATACCCAAAGCCTGGAGAGTAGGATCTTTTTCGCCTGACTCACGTTCAATATAAATCGCATCCTGCGTCCATTTATCAGAAGTAGCTTTAAAGCCATCAGCAGGAGCAAACCTTCTTTGAAGGTCAACATAAAACGGGGAAGTAAGTCTTTGCTTAACCGCATAAAGAAACTCTTTCGCCATCGTCTGTGTCTTAGACACAACCTTGATACGCACATTAGGATCAACACAGATACGATACGTAATGTAATCAATGGACACTGTCATTGACTTAGCGTGCTCAGGGGGCATATTAACTAACACATAGTTTTTGATGCCCTGCTCAAAAAGCATAGAAGGATGCAACCAAGAAGGCGACTTATCCTCAATCAAATCAATAACGTTTTGCTGATGAGCAAACGTCTCAGACTTCATAAACTCTTTACGAAAATCCCTGAAAGACATTGCCCGGTCTTCGTCAGAAATTTGGCCACCCCTGGCTTTAAGGGCGCGGACAAGTTTAACTTCACGATCAAAATCGGGGTCAGACTTAGTATAATAATAAAAGGTCTTACTGGACTTACCAACAGCCTTACAGGCATCCTCAACACTGAAACCCTTGGCTATCATCTCAAGCAGCCTGGACTTAGACTCAGTAGAATCAAGAGTTTTACCTGCTGCTAGGCGTAGATGGAGACTGTCCTGCTGTTTAGGCATAAGACTAGAAACTCCTCTAGGTATAGATCTGGCCCGTCATAAGATATTCATAAGGTAAAAAAATTTTTAGAAAAACCCCTAAGGAGCGAACCGAATGTAGTGAGTGAGCGACCTCGCTTCGCTTAGTCGCTGAGCGGAACGCCAGTGAAGCGAAGCTCTCGGCCCCTTAGGGCCTCAAGCTCGGTAGAGGGGCGGGGCTTTAAAAAGCCCCTCTACTATATATAAGGCTGCAACAAACAAAAATGTTGCATACCCCCTTTGACCTGCAGTTATACCCCCATATCTTGACACCCGACACGCCAAAAACCACCCCATTCACCACCACCCAGGTTTATCAAAAATATTACACAAGAGAGTAAGTACAGAAAACCGGGCGTATTTAAACACCCTGGGTCATAGATCGTGTTGTTTCCAGGTTTTTTTGGTGTGTGTGTTTGTTTGTGGTTTGTTTGTGTGTGTTAAGTGTTTGTTTTGTGGCGTGCCAGGTATATTTTCCAGGGCTTTTCCTTGTTTAAATATAGTTATAAGTCTTAATTGGCTGACTATGTTTTAAGCTCTTTTTGTTTTTTTAATCTAGCTGTGTGTTTGCCCAGGTCCAGGGGTTTTTGTTGTAAAGCTTCTTTTTTTTGGCGTTAAAAAACCCCCGGTTTTTCCGGGGGTTTGTTTTTGTGGATCTGTTTATTGTTCCAGTTTTGTTAGGATGTTTTTTTGGTTTTCTTCTGGTAGTGATTTGAAAATATCTAATAAACCTACTAGTAGTGATGTTGCTTGTTTTTTGCCCCATAATATTTGGCCGTCTTCGTCTTCTGTTTCTCTTATGTTTTGGATGATGTTTTGGGCGAAGAGGTGGAAGATTCTTTCTGTTGCTTCAATGCTTGGGGCTATGTTTATTGTTTGCATTTGTTTTTCCCTAGTTTCTGAGCCGTTTGGCTCTTGATTTGATTTTAGCATATAAAAGAAAAGAACCCCAGGAATGGGGGTTCCTGGGGCTGTTTTCGCGTGTTTTTTAGGCGTAGACCTTGTCTATTTTAAGGAATGAGTCTTTCCAAAATTCCGGGTTTGGAACGGCTTCTACGGCTTGCATCACTAGGCGAACCAGTCTCGTAGGTTCTTCTACATCTAAACCTTTTTTCAAGGCTTCAATGGCTTCGTTTGTTTTGTCGGCCATAAAATAAAAGGACCCGGCCACAGCGTAGGCGTTGCTTTTTTCCTGGCTTCTTTTTTTTATGCTGTCGCCTAGTTTTTCAATTTGTATTGCCAGTTTTGTTAGTTGTTTTTTGTCCAGGTTTTCGACTGAGTCGCTGATGAATGTGTCTCGTATTGCCCAGTCATATTTTGGATGTAGTGCAATTGCTTTTTGTATCTCTTTTCTGTTCATTTGTATTCCTATCCCTATATTTTGGCCGGGTTTTCCGGCCTGTTTTGAGTGTAATGCCGGGGGTTTGGTGTTGTCAAGGACATACGAAAAAGCCCCCGGTGGGGATGTCCGGGGGCCGTTTCGTGGTCTTTTCTAGTTGTTTTGTTCTGCTTCTAGTAGTTGTCGGACATAGTTTTCGACATCTTGGGGCCTGTTGCTGTATTCCTCCAGGCCTTGAGCCAGGTAGCCGAGTTCCATATATCCCAGGAATTCGGAGGGTTTTTTCCAGTCTCCTAGTGGTTCCCCGAATTCGTCTTCGCTGTATCCGATTAGGTCCAGGAATTTTCTAAATGGTGAGAAGAATTCGTGATTCAAGGACCAGGAATACAGCCGGGCTGTGCCCTCTGCATAGTTTGGTGGGTTTTCTAGTAGGTCCCATATTGTTTTGTTTTTCGTTTCCATATTTAAAGCTCTTTTCTGTTTTCCCTAGATCCGGGGAAATTTTCCCCGTTAGTAATTATTTTAGATGTTCGCTAGGAGGATGTCAAGGAGGCACAAAAAACCCCAGGTTTTGAGGCCTGGGGTTTTTGGTGGGTTTCCTGGTTTCTAGGACGCTATTTTCATAGGCATTAGTAACACCTGGAGGGCTAGTTTCTGTTCATCCATTGAAAATATGGTGGGTTTCAATTCGCCATTGAACGATACTTTCATTGGTGTTTCGGTTCCCAGGGCTTTATTTAGTATCGCGAACCCTTTTCCGATTTCGCTTAAATATTGTGGGTTCCAGGCTATTTTCTCGGTTCCCTGGTATTCGGTAGGGAGGAGGCTTTTATATTTTGGAAAATTTTCTTCAATGGCCGGCACCTGGTATACATTAAGGCCACTATCGGTGACGATAATTCCTTTTTCGGTGATGTTGAGGTCAAGGATGTCACCTTTTTGGTTTTTGATTTTGGATATGGCTATTAACGATTTTCCGTCTACTAGGACACCTTTTTCCAGGTTTCCGGTTTTCTTTTCCAGGACGATTTTACCTATTCCTAGTCGGTATCTATCGGTGCTAACGATAACTAAATGATTTTCTTCGGTTTCTATGAAAAAACCATTTAGCATTCTTAAATCATCTTTTTGGTGACGAAATTCGTCCAATGATTTGATTAGTGATTTTAAGTGTTCCGTGTTAACTTTTGCGTTTACTATTGTTGTCATTTGTTTTCCCTATCCCTAAGGTGCTTAGGTTTTCTAAGCTCTTTTCTATTGTAGCCTATGTCCAGGGTGTTTAGTCAAGGGCATTTGTTTTGGTGTTATGATTTGTTTATTGTGTTAATTCGGACACGATTAGGGATAGGAGAAAATATGCCAGAATATAGGGTTATATCGGGTACCTGGTACACGATTGAGGCACCTAATATGGATATGGCAGAAAAGGCCTGGGA